GCACCTCCCATCTGACTGACGACAACACCGATTACAAAGACGATGAACAGGTAAAGGTGAGCCTTCACCACATCGGCACGAGAGACATCCTCGCCGGCAAGGGCTGAGAACGAAGGACTTTTGGCACTGAGCCAAGCTTTCAGGTTCTTTACAGTTCTCTCAACATTGGAAAGCACTGAGGGCTGAACCACCTGCCCGATCTGAATTACATTTTCCATATTGCTATATGTTTCGCTTACAGGGTACCCACCCTGCGGGGTTGTATCGTTTTGTTCCCGGCGTGGGAATCCGATGTTCCCAGCGTGGGAAACCGTCGTTCCCTCCGTGGGAATCCGATGTTCCCCCCATGGGAATCCACCGTTTCCCTTCATGGGAACTATCTGGAAACGGGAAGGGGCAGTGGTGGACAGGAGACACACCCGATACTCACCTGACATGCTCGCTTGCGTTGCCTATGGTCTCCTTTTGCCCCCCCGATTCATGCCGGAGGAAAGGGGAGAGCTGCGAGATTCCGGGACATCCTGCATTGCTGCAGTCTTGAATGTTCATCCTCACCTCACGGTAGAGGCACTCTCCCCCTGGAGGCTTCAGGATGTCTTACACTTTTTAAACCAAGAAGCTCCGCCTTACGACTGGAGCCATCCTTCAGCCTATAGACAGGGAAAAGCGGCAGCATTCCCTGTCGCGAAACTCATAGACTTCGTCCAAGGACGTAATATCTACTGGGGTGCCACCGCTTATGGTGTAGTGAGGATCATGTGTCCTCTTGAAGTATGAAGCATAAAAAATGCCCAGACTCTTGATGTCGGGCGTCTTTCACCGCCCTTGGTACGATGTCGTACTATGAGTTTCGCGATGGCAAAGGTAGAAAGAATTTTTGTATAAACAAAGAAAATGGAAAGATTTTTTCGTTTTCTTTCCATTTTCCCTTGATTTTCTTAAAAAAATCTTCAAAAACAGCAACTAATCCTCGTTACCTAGTTCCAAGCCTTCATCAATCTGACTGTCATCTGTCACTTGCTTTTCAAGCAGGAAATGAAGCACATTCTGCTTGCTCATACTTTCTGTGATTACATACGTGGTATGTACCTTCCATCCACGCTTTGACATATAGTCCAACACCTCCATCATAGTATTGAACTTGCGTTTTTTGTCACCGGCATAGATAGATTCGTAGCCTTCCTTATTGGGCTGCTTTCTACCCATGTCAAGACGAACCTTCACTTTGCCGTAGCCCCAGGTATTGTAACCTGCAAGGTCACAATAAACAGGATAAGACTCACCAGGTTTTGAAACACTCTGCGCATTAGCGCTCAGGCTCATCAGAGCCACCATAATAACAAATAATACCTTTTTCATATTTCTTTTAATAATGTTTTGCGGTGCAAAGATAGAAAAAATTTCTATAATCTCGCTAATTTGCTGGTAATTTGCAAAGGAAAAGCCCCGATGCTTCACGCACCAGGGCAGTCAAAGAGTTCAATTTAATCATGAAAACCTGACCGTACAACCTAACGGAAGGTTGCGGCATTCAGTTCACGTGATATATTCTCAATGCAGGAGGAAAGACGGCTATAGGTCTTCTCTCCTGCGTTTTTCAGTCCGCTGACGTATTGACGCATCAGCGAGGGGTTGATGCCGGAGCGTCTTGCTATCTCCGTCACGTTCAGGAAGGAGAAATACTCGAAGAACGACTGGAGGTCGTACTGATAGCGGAACTCTACAGGCTCCACCTCTCCCCCATGAGCCAGCACGTCCCTGCGTGACTCCTCAAGACAGACCATCAGATCCTGTTTCGCCTCGGACACCGTGTTTCCGGCACCGTTAAGACCGCTGTCATAGACATCCTCCTCGGTATGGCACCAATAGGTACCATCCTCCGCCTGTGACACTGTAACCAAAATGTTCCTCATATCATAAGTATTAATGTATTCATATATAAAGAGTCCATCAGATTATGAGAACCCGAAGAGTGGTCGGGGATTACTCCCCAACCAGCTTCTTCAAGATCTTCAGCGCAAGTCCTTTCTTGACCTCGCCTGAATGTCTCGGCACCCATTCGGCTTTCCCCGTCCTCGGGTTCAGCCATTTGTCGTGCCTCCCTCCGTGTTGAGCCAGGACGCACCCGGCGTCCCTGAGGCTCTTCAGTAATTCGGAAGTCTTCATAATGTAAATGAACTCTTTGTCATTTCTGACGATGCAAAGGTAGCGAAAAAGTTATAACCTACCAATTTTTTTGGTAACTTTTTTGCAACCTGCACGCATTTTTAACATTTCAGAGCCTTTTACGGGAAAAAGATTCCGTGAACACCTTTTTCCCGTAAGTGCCTGAAAACCAAAACAAAAATCTTCGCTTCCTTGGATTTGCAAGGAAGTTTGACGAAAGGCAGCCCCGCACCGCCCTACGCCCGACATGTAATTACGACCTTTAGTAAAAGCGTTATATGCCCGACGTGTAATTACAGCGAAAGCGGATGCGCGGTCATGTCGCAGACGTGTAGGCAAGCACCCTCATGCCTTTTGGCATGGCATGGCAATGGCTCCCGTTGGTGATGCGGCGGAGCGGAGGGACTGCCACCATGCGGGACGTGCCGGGATGCGGTACCGTGCAGGCGGCGTTGACGGGATTCATCCCGTTACGATGCGGATGTGTGCATGACAGTCATGCTGCCATGCTCTCTTCCGCACGAGCAGCCGGCTCATCCATACGGCTTGTCCCGCATAGTGCCAGGAGCGCAGCGCAGCAGTCTGAGCCACAGGGAAGCCTGCAGCCATGCGTGACACGGACAGTGTCAGGGTGCGCAGGGGTGTGCGGGTGGGGAGATTCTAAATGGGTATTGCGCCCGTCGTTCCCGGGCGATCAGCATGTCATCCATGGCACGCTGACGGCATAGGGCGGGCGGGACACGACGGGCGCAATACCCGATCAGCGGCGGACGCGAAGCCGGGTCTTGGCGAGGAACACAGCCATGACGACGTTGGCACCGGCAGCCTCGAGTGCGCCGATGAAGGAGGCGGATGACTGTCCCGTGGTGTAGATATCGTCTATCACGAGGACGTTCCGCCCCCTGAGGCTCTCAGCGTCGATGCGTACGTAACGCTTGATGTTGGCGCACAGCTCATAGTCACCAGTGACGTGAGCCCTCTTGCGGCTGCCCGTGACAGCGACGTAACCGAACCCGTTCTCGGCTCCGGTGCGTCGGCACAGGAGATCGAGGAACATCTTCCACCTGCGTGTATGCGAGTACGGAGTACTGGCAGGAACACAGACGATGACGGTGTCCGTCATGTCCAGTGGGGAGAGTGTCATGGCGAATTGTCTGACAGCCCACCGGGTGTAGACGTTTCGCCCGTCCTTGAACCCGAGGATCATCCTGTTGGTGTCCCGGACGTGGAAGGGGAACCCGTTCGCCTTCCTGGCAGGCACGTACTGGTGAATGGCGTACCGTATCATATGCCAAGCATTTTGACGCAGTAGCCTGCGCGTACCAACTTTGGCAGTACCGTGTCGGACTGCCTTACCAGAAGGAAGCGTACCATGGGGACACCGTCCTCGTAGTACAGGCGCTCGCCGAGGACTGCCGCAACCTTGAGCGCATCCTCGCCGTACGCCTTCATGTAACCGTCCTCGCAGTGGAACTCCAGCTGGGAGGAGTTTCTGAAGAGACTGAGCTGTATCGCTTTCATTTCCTTTCATTTCAAAGGTTCGACGAAAGAAGCCCAGTTCATGACTGGGCTTCGGTTGAAGGTTCACTTGACGCTGCAGTCCTCTGCTTTGCGATGACTGCCTTGAGGTGGCGCAGCGTCTCGTAGGAGACGGGGACGTTCTTCTCCTTCTTGAGGATGAAGATAAAGCTCAGCGCCTTACGGGCGGTCTTGCAGTAGTGCTTCTTTGAGCGGCTGTTGGTGATGGACACTTCCCATACGAGGTTCTCCGAGGCATTGGACTTCACGAGCTTCGCTGTGATCTCCCTGGTTTTCTCATTCTGTTTTTTCATAATTCTGATCTCCTATATTTTGATTGTTAGAAATTGGTTTACTATGCTATTCTGTAGACTTCCACGTAGGTGACGTCTATCATGTTCTGCTGGGCGATGTCGTCAGCCTTCTTGTGTGCCTCCGCCTCTGAGGAAGCCTCTATCTCGAACTGCTGGTAATTGCCGTCCTCGCCGTTGACGGTCACTGAATAGATGGATACTCTGCTGTGTCTGCTGGCTGGATGGATGCCGAAAGCCGATGTCTGAATTGAAGTTGTCATAATTGTTTGTTTTTTAGGGTTTGACTTGAAGCCCTGAGGGCTTTTGTAATTTTTACGTGCATAAGAAAGCAGCAAAGGAAAGGCACCTCCACAGGCAAGGAATTTCAAGAGAAATTCACGGAATACCTTATTTTCCAACCGGAAAATGAGGAAGGCTGCCGTGAATTTGTTGATGACAATAGCCCGCTGGCGGGCGGTACTTGACGGGTGCCGTTTGCGCTACCTTTGCAAAGGAAAAATCAATGCCCTCCGGGTGGAGAGTCCCTGGAAAACAAAAATGACGACTTATCAGACAGGCACGGCACCTGACTGCCTGCGGACTCTGCGGGGTGTCCCTGCTCCTTTCCGTGTCAACGGCAGGCAAGTACGGGCAGTGCGCGGTGGAGGCGCAGGGGCGGAGGCGCAGGCACGATGCCGCCAAGGAGAGAACAGACATGGGGGAGGTCACCCGTGAGGGAGTCCCTACGGGCATGGTGGTTTCTGACAACCTGAATAAAGGAGATCCATTGGTAACGCAGGAATGAGGAACACAGGGCACTGTGTGTGAGTAATGAGTCCGGAGAGGAGAGCCCCGTACGGGACGTGCCGTACAGACGGTGAAGCACTACGGAACGCCCGCATGGCGGCGAGCCCCCATCCCATGGAAAGAGAAGAGCGCCCCACCCTCACGGGCAAGGCGCTCCAGATTGTGCATTGAAGATTTATTAAAAGAACATTTCGGTGCGAACTGATCTGTCAGACCTGAAATGATGAAAAAAGGAAAAGACTCTAGTCATCCAAGACCCCCGCCGCCCGTGCTGGCTCCAGTCAGCTGACCGGTCTCGACGGCGATGCAGAGGGTGTCGAAGGCGTCGGATCCGTCCGTTCGTGTCTCCAGACGGTCCTCCTCTGTCTCAGGCTTCTTCTCGCCTGACTTGTCCTTCTGGTTGGTGGTGTTCACCGTCTTCGCCGAGTCGATGGACACCAGCAGGTCCGGGTTGTTCTCCTGGTTTATCAGGATCCTGAAGCGTGCCTGTCCACGGAACATGCGGTTGATGAGCGCGTTCTTGACGGGGTGGCTCCACGGATTCCCGATGTATATCTCCCGGACTATCCAGCCGCGTTTCATGAAACAGTACTTGATGACCTCGTGGAAGTCATTGTCGTTGACCGCGAAGTTGTTGCCGAGGAAGGTGGAGTCATAGCAGAACACCACCTCCTTGTGTTTCAGCGGGGCATAGTAGTCGCAGACGTCATCAACGAGCTCGGGTAGCCTGCGGTCGTACTTCACATAGAACGACTTGAGGACCCTGAGGTTCATATCCATGCCCGGCTGCCCGACGACGCACCAGTTGATGTTGTTGTTTGCGTCGAAGGCGACATACAGGGCTTCCGCCGTGTTCACGTCTGCGTCCATGCGGCAGTCGACATGGCGCAGCCTGTCCATGTCGAATCCGAGAGAGTCTATATACGTTTTGTTCGCCGCCGTATAGAGGTTCGCCTCCGTCTTCGAGGAGTAAAAGGAGTCCTCGGAGTGATCCACCCTCTGGCACATGATCGTCGTGCGGAAGGTGGCGGGAGGCATGTCACGGTGACACTGGCGTATGAACTCCTCGCCGAGTATCTCGAGGTTCTCTATCGACGAGAACTCCTTATAGAGATACGTGTCCGCACGGAGCATGTTGACAGCCTTTGACATCCGACGGAGCAGGTACCTGTCCTGCGGTGTCACGGTCTCGTGACGCTCCACCTTGTCGGCGATGCGGTCCCTCAGCTGCTGCATGGAGGCTACCAGCCCCTCCAGCAGCCGTATCTTCTCCGGGTCCGACTTCTCCCTGTCGTTCAGGAACCATGAGCCTTTCTTGGTTGTCGGCATGTCCGAGAACTTGGCGATGCCGTGATGGTAGTAAAGATGACCGAAGATGTTTCCGTTGCCCCTGTTTGCGGGCATCGTCTCGTCCTTGAACTGCTCGAAGTCGATGAACTTCGCCTCGTCGACAAGAAGGAAGTCGAAGCTCTGTGAGTTGGATGTGCCTTTCCTGTCCTGCGATATGATGGTGGCGTATGCCCCCGTGTAGAACGAGAGGGTGTTCTCCCAGTTCATGGGCTTGATGACGGGCTCCTTCCAGCCCCAGTCCTTGGCGGGCTTCCTTCCCCATGTGTAATGTACGCCCTCCTGATATCCCCAGCGTCTGAGGTGTGTGTCCCAGGAGGGTATGATGTTCGTCCACATGCGCTTTGAGTTGGGACCGACCAGGGCGGTGTTGCTGCCCGGCATGCCCTCGATGTTCCGGCGCAGCAGGCATGCGGCCAGGAGTCCCTTGCCGATGCCGCGTCCGCCCACGACTGTCATGTCCTTGCACATGAGCGCCAGGACATAGGACTGCGCCCTGTTAAGATATTGGCTGAGTGTCTGCATCCGCTTTCTCCTTTTCCGGTTCTTCCGCTATCTCCACATAGTCCGTGTCCTCCAGGATGCTCTCCATCGGAGTGCCTCCGTAGTGCTTGATAAGGCGGTCAATCTCCCTGTATGCGTTGACGAGGGGCTTGAATCCGAGCTTTGACACGTCGAAGGTGAATACGATATGCGGTACCTCGGACAGTCCGTTGTCCCGCTCGTCGCTCTTGTCAAGGCGGTTGTATTTGCCGTACTGCTGCGCCAGCTTGGCTATGGCTGCGGCGTCCCCTTTTCGGACAGCGATGGCATAGCCCTCCATGATCATGTTGTTGAACCTCCAGCGGTGCCACTCCTTGGAGCACTGCTGCAGGTTCCCTACTATAGCATGCAGTATCTCGATGTCCTCGTAGGCTGTCCTGCGTGATATCGGCTTTCCGTCAGCGTCCTTATAGCACCCCTGGATATAGTCAAGGTACTCACGGTCTTTCTTCAGGGGGTTGCGCAGCATGTAGTTGTAGATGTCACGGATCCTGACGATACGTGACACCATCTGCTCCTGCAGACCGTTCTCCCTCATCTGCTCCACGGGCAGCATGAGGTTGTCGGCTATGGTGTCTATAGGGAATCTCATTCTATGCTTCCTATTGCCTGGCTGAGCCACTCCGCAGCCCTCTCTATGGCTGTCGGAGAGCCCACCTCTGATAGTTTCAATGTCTTCTCGTGAAGGTCACGGGCTTTCTCCGCGAGTATCTTTCGGTACATCCTTCCCGTCTCGCTGTACGGGTTCTGAAAGGAGGCGACCTCCTCAGAACTCAACTCCAAAAGGTCGCCAATCTGTTGGGGTGTCAACAGCAGACCGGCAAGCTCCTCTATCCTCTGTGATAATTCCTTTTCCATTCTTTACGTCTATCTCCACGGCACCTGTGCCGCAGGAGTCTGTGAACTGTCTCATAAGCTGGTCGTACACTCCACCGTCCGTCGTGACGATGGTGGACTCCGCACGGTTGCCGTATGTCTGGTTCTGGGAGGTGACGACGGACACCTGCCAGCCGCTGTTGTGCACAAGGAGGACCTTTGAGTGGTTCTGACCAAGGAACACGGCGTCGAAGGAGTTGGAGAGCAGCTCCTCCAGCTGTACCGTCTTGCGGGCTGCCCGGTTGTCAAGCAGGATGGCGCTCCTTGCGACGAGTCCCCGTTTCCTGAGTAGGAAGAATCCGTTCAGGAACGGCTCTGACGTGGAGTAGCTGCTGACGAACACGGAGGACCTCCCCGTCTGGCGCAGGATCCACTGGAGAAGCCCCAGTGTGTGCAGACCCTGACCGAAGTACGCCTGTATGGGCTTCTCCGAGAGGGGGCGCAGCAGTGAGGAAACGTCCCTACCTCTTGGCATCCGGTATGCTGATGCCCAGTGCCCTGAGCTTCTCGATGGTCGTCTGTTTCATATTGGCACCAACACGGAAGAGCAGGTTGACGGCATCCTGCGTGTCCTCTATCTGCTTCTCACTGTTGCTCTTTCTCTGCAGGGCGCGTGATATCGTCGTCCGTGCGGCGTTCGTAGCCTTGATGTCGTCGGCGGTGGAGTTGCCGGACGCGTCGTATTTGTCGTAACGCTCATAGTCGTTGCGCAATGCGGTGTCCGCCTCCAGAAGCATGTGGCAGATCTCGTTGCCGTCACAGGCCTGGTACCCCGGAGAGGAGACCATCGACATGAGCTGTGCGTGCAGCTGGCGTATTTTCTTCCATCGCACGGTGTTTTTGTCCCACAGATCCTTGATGCTCTCCGGAAGGCTGTCGTGATCCTGGCGTTTCCCTCTGACGGACGAGACGCTCACCAGTGGTGTCTTCTCCGGCTCGACCGTCACGGGTCGCACGGAAAGGGACTCCCGTACTTTGCTCACGGCTTTCCTGTTATATTCCGGCACGTCATGCCGCTCCAGTCCTCTCTCACGGATGCCTGCGTATTTCCTCAGGTCAGTCCTTATCCATGGCAGCATAGCCTGCGGTCGGCGTTGCGCAGTGTTGTAAATGGCGCGCTCACGGGCGGGGTCGCACTGCAGCAGCATTACAGCCGCCTCCCTGATCTGCTCGTCCGTGGGTGACTCCAAGGCAAGGAACGCCTTGATGCGGTTAGTGAAGTTCTGGTCCATAGAATGTCCTTTTAATTAAAAAAAAGGGGCTGCCAGGCTCTTCGTCTTAGCAGCCCGCCTACACATATTACTAGAGAGTAGCAGTCCCTTAGCCGTTGCCTCCGGGGATAACCTCCTCCTCGCCAGTGGCACAGTCTATCCGCGTGGTGGCTGAGATGGGGAGCTTTCCTGTGTACGTTGGTACCGGGCACGCGTCATTACAGTTGATGGCGAAGGTCGTCTGCGTGGCGGCTGTAGCCTCCGCGCCTGTGTCTCCGGCAGGTGCCGTGTGCGTCTCGAACATCTCGTTACCGATGACGCAGAACTTGCCGTCACGCTGCTGGTAGACATACACCATGTCGGTGTTGAGAACCTGGCGCGCGAAACCCTTCACGGCATCCTCCATTCCTGCGATGATGGCGTTAGCCACGTTGTTGACGAGGTGGGAGCCGTTCTCTCCGACGGTCTCGAAGGTCACGTTGGACGCCTCGTCCTTCAGGTCCATGAACTGGAAGTACTTACCCTCCACAAGGGTGAAGTCTCCGTCATAGACGGCAAGGTCTCCCATCGCCACCCCTGTGTCGCCTGGATCCTTCAGCTTGGGGAAACGGGCGATATGCGCCTTGGGGATGAAATAGATACGGCGACGGATACCAGGGAGTATGGTCTTGCCCGGGCAGGCCTCTATTGACTCGAATACGGTTTTTGCTTCACAACTCATATCTTTCTATCTTTAATGGTTTGACAATGGGTGCCCCCGACCTTAAAGGTCGGTGTAGGCACCATTAACTACTGTGTCCTCGGCTGGCATGTGCGTCGGGCAGTTCTCCCATGCGAAGGTCTTGCCCTCCTGAGCCTCAGGAGTGTACGGGGTGATGGCTGCACCTGCGGTGAGCTCATCCTCGTGCACGGTCTCGCCGCCGATCTTGTATGTCAGCGTATAAGTCACGGGAGACGAGGGACCCTCGTCTGAACCGCTGTCGCTGCTGTTTTCCGGAGTGATGTCCGCGATCATGAGCACCTCTTTCGACAGGCTGCGGATCTGCTCACCGTAGATGCTTGCGTACTCGAAGGTGACGACCCATGGCTTGTATACGCCGATGTTGACGTGGTTCTCCTGACCGAAGATGTCGGTACCCAGCAGGAAGTTCTGCTTCACCGAGATCTTGATGTAGTTGGATCCCGCCATGTTGTCCAGTACGGCGAACTCGCAACGGTTGTTGGAACCCTCAAGGTACACCTTGTCGAAAGACTGGTTGTACGGCAGGGCACCGTGGCGGGCCTGGTAGTCGTCAACATAGCAGTCGTAGACCTCAGGCGATATGTACATATATACCTTGCCGAGACCCTTCAGCATCTTGTCTGCCGCACGCCAAGCCTCCTTCAGTTTCTCGACGGCATTGGTCTTGTCGATCGCGCCCAGCTTGATGTAGTTGCCTTTGGCGGAGGAGATGTTGCCGGCAGTGATCTCCTTGGAGATGATGGTGTCGAAGGAGTCGAAGAGGTCAGCCGTGGTCTTGCCTGACTTGTTGCGGACACCTCCGACGAACACCACGTCATTGATGTGCGAGCCGATCTTGCCGGCGAACAGGCTGACTATCTTACGTGCGATATCCTGTTTGGAGATGGCAACGCCCTGTGCGATGCTGTCACCGTAGATGGAGTGCAGCAAAGGAAGCGCACGGAAGTTCTTCGCGCAGTTGCCGGGGAATACCTCGAGCGTGCGTCCCACGATGGAGAAGTCTGCGTCGTCGATGTTGTCCTCGCTCCAAGGTGCGAGCTGTGCGTCTCCGTCCAGCTCTCCGAAGGTGATCTGGTTACGCACACCGGGAAGGATGGTGATATACTTAGCGGTTTGAGACTGCAGCACCTGGAAAGGCATCTGTATCAGCTGACGCTGGTACTGCTGGCAACTCTCACGAAGGAGCTCAGGGGTGATCTGCTCCTGGAGCTCGTCAATGGTCATGTCTTGAATCTTAGCCATATTCTTATTTACATTAATGTTTGGATGTCTGCAAGGAGATCCTTGGCAGAGTCAAAAGTCTTCTTACCCTCCTCGTCCTCGGGGTTCTTCAGAGTAGTGTCGCCAGCCTCCTTCTTGAAGTCGTCGAACTCCTTCTGGAGGTTCTGGAGATTGGTCTCGGCAGCAGTCTGGGCATCCTTTGCGGTCTTGAGGTCGGACTCAGCCTTCGTTCTGGCGTCCTCTGCTGTCTTCTTCTCGGCTTTCAGGTTGTTGATGAGGTCATCCTTCGCCTTCAGCTCATTCTCGATTTTCCGCAGCTGCTCCTCTGTGAGCGCCGCCTCGCCCTTCTCGTTAAGGGCGAACGCCTGTATGCCGATGAGCGCACAGGCTAGATTCAGAATCAGTTGTTTCATATTTTCACTTGGTTGGTTGGTTTTCTCTGTCTCCTCGCTGCTCTCCGCACGGTTCAGGATTTCCCTGCCAAGGTTCCTGAGCCATTCCTTGACACCGTTGCCTTTCTTCACGCCCTCACCGGTGGTCTCGATCTCAGGCAGACCGAAATGCCTTGAGATGTCCTTGTTGCAGGACCAGGCGTTCTTGACAGCCTTGGACTGTGATTGGAGGAGGTCGTCGTCCACGATCTCGTCCACCAGACCGAAATCCTTCGCGTCCTCTGCGAGCATCCATTTCTCCTCGTCCATCCTCGCCATGTTCTCCTCGATGGTCTTGCCGTTGCGGCAGGAG